TGTGCAGGATCATTAGTTGTGGGCATCTTGAACAGCACCGAGAAATTGTCGCACAGCCAAATAATTCTATCAGAGCCACTAATCGTAGACTCGTCGTCTTTTTCAAGTCCAGACCTATTCTGTTGTGCTAACATAATCATTGTTGCTTCATATTGCGACATAAGATTGTGTAATACTGTCATTCTATAACCAAGTGCCTCCCATTCCTTGCTATCACCTTTGTCGGAGTCATTCATTAGTTTAAGGTAGTCAAGTATCACTACTGCATGCCTAAATGTTCCGTCGGCAAGACGGCCAACTTTCTTATTGAACCAGCGACGAATAAGACTGATTTGTTCTTGAATAGACCAACCTTTGATAGATATATAATCAATAGGTGCATCAAGTAGTTTCTTTTGTGTTGCTTGCACTTTTTCAAATGCTTCAAGGTTAGACATGAACTTACCAGTTTCTACATTATGAATAGATACGCCACTATTGATGGCTACGAATCTATCCATTTGCATTTTCTTGTTTAATTCTGTATCAAGATATAATACTGGAACTCTTGATTCTATTCCTAGATTAGATGCAAAAAAGGCCGAAAGCATCGACTTGCCAAATCCGGCCCGGGCCGCTATAGTATTGACGGTTCCTCGTCTAAGTCCTCCGCCTATCGCCGCATCGAATGTAGGAAGTCCAGTTGGAAGCCCTATTTCTGCCTTGCCTTTATCTTTTATCTCAAGAGCAAGTGCTGCAAGTCGTTCGTCATATCCAAGTGCAATATTTTCAATATCTGAACTAGTTACTAATCCACTTGTGAACTTGAAAATACCCTCCTCGATGTGTCCTACTATTTTCTGCGGAGTGTCGATTTTATCAATACCAGAAATAATATCTCCTAATACCTCCTTAGACTTACGCTTGACAGATTCAGACACTATGATTCTTATATAATCATTTATGTCAGTTGTAGTTGGAGAATTTTTAATAGACTGAATAGAAGATGCAAACTCTGCCTTTTGGGCATTATAAGTATTCGGGCACTTGGACGCTATTTTTTCTTCCAGCACAATAGCATCAATATCAGATGTGCCACCAGTTTTTAGTTCTTGTGCGATATCTCTAATGGCCTCATAAATAGCCTGCGTTAGTCCATTGGAAAAGTCGGTAGCACTTATACTTATACCATCGATGTCAAATATCATATTGGGATTGGCAGCTAATGCGGCCAACAGTTGACGCTCAGCACCGATATTTATATTTTTATGTGTCATACTTCTACTTTCCCCTCTTTGATGCGACGATTATATATGGTTTTGATTGTATCTATTTTTCCATCAATAGCATATGGAATGTCTTTTATTAGATCTAACTTATATTCAAGTTCCATTACTTCTTCTTTTAATGCACAAATATCTGAATTCTGCGTTATGGCACTGGCCTCTTTTTCTTCTTTGGTCATGTATTTATTTACAGTGGCCAAACGCTGAGTTTCAATATACAATAATCTCTTTAGTCTTTCATTTATATACTTATAACGGGCCGTTACCCTACCCTTCTCTGCCTTTAGAAATATATTATAAGATGAAAGTTTCATTAGAAACTCTTCGATTGCACCTATTTCCATTGTGTTTAGATCTAAGGTGGCAAAAGCAGAAGCATATTCTGTTGTAAGAAAGTTTGGTATCACGTCTGACAATCCACAGTGTGATTGCCATTTATTAATATTGTCTTCATGAAGAAGTTGCATCATGTATTTTACTCTTTATTGTATCTGTGGTTAGGTCTTTATCATTTACCCGTATTAGTTTTATATTATTAGATTCGCACCACAACTGCTTGGCAACATCGTTCCTTACAGATTTAGAATATCCGGCACGACTGCCATGAAAAAAACTAACATATTCTTCGTGTTGCTTGCCATCAAACTCGATGCACATGCTTATTTGAGGGATATAAAAGTCCATATATAGCCCAGCGCCAAAACATGGCACTTCACTATATATACTATATGGCAATATAGATGTTAATATCTCGCCAAGCTGCCGCTGCCCTTCAGAGCGACTTTCGCCAGACCATTTATATTCTTGTATATTTTTGCCATAAATACGGCCATCCGGACCTATAAACTTCATTTAAATAGCTTCCTAATTTCTTCTTTAAGTGCTTCGAATATAGGCTTATTGGCTCGTAAAAAGTTAGCTACTCCAGCCTCTCCCTGATGTTTATCTTCGCCATCCATGACAGTATACCATGCACCACTTCTCTTGATGAGTCCAAACTGTAGTCCTAGTTCTACTACTTCAAGTTCTTTGTCAAATCCGGCACCATATATTAATGGAAAAATAGCAGTCTGAAATGGTCGCCCATACCTACTCTTAGCAACCTCTGCCTTGATTCTTTGTCCGATAGTATTCCCATCCTTTTCGATGTATGCCTTGCTGCCACCAACGCCATACATTAACATTAACTCTATACGCCAGTCACAGTTATATTTTATAGCCCAGCCACCAGGAGTTAGCTTTCCTCCCTGTGGAGACTTTAGATTATCTCGACATTGATTGATTAGCAAGACGTGTGAGTTATTTTTCTTTGCCAAAATCTTAGCCTTTGGCATAAAGGCGGACATACTTCGAGCTATTACTGCCATAAAACTATCGCCTGACTTAGCATCTATTTGTGCTGGCGTTAGGCAAGCCGGAATAGAATCAAGAATAATAAGTGACTTAGTGGTATTTCTAAGTATATGTTCCATTGCATTTAGTGCACACTGCCCATCATCTGGCTCAATCCATAATACTTTGGATGTATCAATACCCGGGAAGCACTTAGTAGTGCTCTTATTTATTCCACGTTCCATGTTGATGTAAAAGCTACCAATACCAGACAATTGTGCCTGTTCAAGAACACTCAAAGAAACGTGGGATTTTCCCACTCCGGGAGGGCCGTATATCTCAGATACGCCAGATGTAAATCCACCTTCTTCGCTTAGAATGAGATCTAGAGAAAACAGTCCAGTGCTTAGTTTGATACCATTTTCTTCCGTACTAATATCATTAGATACGTTACATCCTATATCTTTGATGATTCCAAACAGGTCTACGGCTTCTTTTGCTACATCTGACTCATCGGTCTTTTTATTCTTGGCCACTGCTTGTGTCTCCTATTCTTTTCCATGATTCCCATTTAGACATCTTACGACCACCGCTGAGTGGAATTGGCAATCTTTCTATGACATTTTCTATATCTTGTGTAACTTCAATGGTGTCTTTAGGTTGTGCATCGTCTAAAACAGAACCACTTCGAACTTGTTTTGCGGATATTTTTTTTGCTTCTGCCAAATATATAATGCCCAATAGTTCTTTTATGTTGCTAAAATATTCTGGTTCATTGGTAATCTTGCGTTTAATAAATCTATATTGTTGTCCAAAATACTTCTTTACATTAGCAGGAGCTTCTACATTAAGTCTCCAAAAGAAAGCAGGCTGTTGCCCAAATAGCATAATAGTACCAACTTCTGCTAATATATGTGCTAAGTCACAATGAAAATCAGGAGTAGTTAGTGATTTGTAGCCTCTAACTGTTTTACTAACTTCCTTGTATAGAGCCCAGCACGCTTCGCAATCTTTGTTGTGTTTACCTTTTGGCGGAAGTGAACCCATATACTTTGGATGATGTGGACATTGCATTATGTAAGCCTTTCTGCTATAATATCATTTATAAATGCATCGGCTGGTCGCCTTACTTCTGCCATTTTTTCTCCATTGTCTCCATACCATACTATTCTAGCTTTATTGATACTTCTCTTGTACCATCCATATCCTTTGGCTGAAGATGATTGACCTCCAGAGTTTGCCGACATTGAAAATAACATAAAAAATCCATCTGCTGTACCATCCCACTGCTGTCCATCTACAAAGAATGCCTTTACTTTTAGTTTATTTGACTTTATATACTGTAACGTGTGTCGCCACCAGCCAACATTATTCACATCTTCGTATATAGTTTCATTATTAGATAAAATTAATTTGCAAGATACAGTATTATTGGAACTCATGGTCGCAGTAGTCTCCATCGTATTCCGCCACAATTACTCAGTTGAATATTATGCATTTTAGCAACTTCCATCATTAGAAACTCGCCAGTTCGCCATAGCCGTGGCTCAGTAATAGACTCAAGATGTTTATATGTATCACAAATACTATTCATGGCTGTCGGATTACCCCAAAAAATCTGGTCATTGAAGAACTCTTCACATTGTTGCCAGCCATAAATGATATTATTATTATATTTCTCAGGTGGCAAAACACCCATTATAAAATTTTGCGTATCTATAATTTCAACGTCAAATCGACTACGAATAATAACATCATATTTTACATTCATGTATTGTTCATATTGTTTACGTAATTCATTACATTTCATAATACTATAGAACATAGCAATAGCGTTGAAATAACGTGGCACACCATTGCATGGATGTTTAGTCCATTCAAAATTGTCATATTCATACATCTGACTTTCAACTAATAAACTTTTTGGCGAATATAAATTACTTATTTCACCAATGTTAGATATTCCATCAAGTTGTCCTCCATGTCTATTTACATATTTCCAATCAGTCCATGTATGAACAAATACATCAGTATCCCACTGCTTTAAAGTACCAGCACGATGAAGAATTGGCTCTATTATTGATTCCTTAATGCTTTTGAAGCCAGGTGCTATTACTCGTGGTTGTCCAGATAAACACAATGCGACTCTCATGGTTTTATTCCCATTGACAATAGTTCAAAATCATTGATAATATGAACTTTTACTTGTGTAAGATATAAACTCATAAACTTATGCAATGTAACATTAGAATAACCCCACTTGTGCATATATCCTGGATGATTATAATATCCACCGAATATCATGTCGTAAGCGGCAACTGGACAAGCCGGTGATACATATATCTGTGCATCTAGATTGCCTGAACGCATCGCATTTAATACCTGTGGTGCACATATATTTGGTAGTAACATTACTATACTACCACCAACCTTTAGAGTGCGAATACAGGATTTCATAAACATATTTCGTTGATATTTATCGAAATGTTCTAATATATGAGAACCAAAAATGGAATCATATGTTTCATCTTGAAATGGCAAATTCATGATATCACATAGGACATCTGGATGTACATCGCTATCAAAATCGGCTCTAGTTTCGTGCCATTCAGAAGGATTGTATAAATCAGATGGCAACGTAGATTGTCCGCAGCCTACATGCAATACCTTTTTCATATTATTCACCGTTAACTACGAAATCTCTAAACTCTTGCAATGAACTAAAAACTCTTGTCATAGTTCCTAGAAGCCAAGGTGATACTTGATTTACTTGATAATCTTTAGCAAGAATGCCATACAGTGGCTTTTGTAGAGCGAATGCAACCGTGGCCTCACTTGTTGTCCCTACTCCAAGATACTGGTCTATATTTACTATAGTTGCATCGCACGATGCGACGGCCTTTAGATCACCTGCGACAATCATGCGTGAAAACTTATAATGTGTTAAAATATCGTTTTCTGTGCCATGTTTGGCAAGCGTATGACAAGTTTTATTATATGTAAAATCACATGGACTAATAATATCAATTTTTGTACGACGAAATATATCATGACAAGCATTCCTGAATCCGACACCATGATCAGGAGCACGCTCTATGGCACCCGCTGCATACACTGTACTATGTATTGCATCTGACATTACCTGTTGTAACTCAATAGTTTTTTTACTACGTATTGATATTTTTAGTTTACCAGCCAGCAATGTTAGCAACTTTGCCGTTGAATACTTATTAAACCATAAGCTGTCGCCATTAAAAACAATAGGCATATAATATTTATATTCAATCTTGTTTTTGAGTTCGCCATATTCTATTTTTTTATCTGGAGGCACTCTAACTACGGCACATCCATTCTTGTCAAAAGAAATTAGTTTCAATTGGGCAATCAACCCCGTTGGCGTTATTTCTTTTAGCATTTCAGTAGTGTATACTTCCAACATCGGACTATATCTCCCATATTATTTTTTTAAACTTTGTGTTGGTATAAATACTCTCTTCTACAATGTGCCTATAGTGTTCAATATCAAATACTTCATTACAACATTTTCCAAGCCCAGCATATAGCATTGGAGGATGAGTATCTTCGCATATTTCGAATATCCATAGTCGTATACCTTGTGAAGTTATGGTGTCCAAAATATCCTTTATTTGGTCCGTAAACTCCTGTATCAACTGTTGGTTTTGTTCGATCTTGCGAAGACGCTCATTCTCTGTTGTATAAAATTTATCTGTAATATGTTTTATAAACATTAATATATACGTGGTGTATGTATTACTGGCCTATCATAATTGGCATTTCCATTCATGCATTGACGTACATGTTCTTTTATTTCCGTAGTAAATAAAAGAATGTTATCTAAAAGTTTACATTGTAAAGAAAACTTATCACGTATCTCCATTGAAAATCTGCCATAAGGCAAGGCTTGTTGTGGTGATTCTATTAATATCATAAATATATTATTAGTAAATGGCCTTAGTTACAGTTTCCTCACCTTCTGGTACTGCCACAATGGCCTTAACTGGCTTATTTTGAACTACTGAAACGGCTTGTTGTGTAGCAGCTTGCTGCGTGGCAACTGGCGTATAAAATTCTACAATCTTAGTTGCAGCCTCCCTTAGTGTTTTCTTAGATGCATACTTTAGAACTGAACTTAGAATATTGAATACTTCTTCTTCTTTCGCTGTCATATATTGACTCCTTATTGATTATCAACTACTAATCTACAACCATTAATGACACCTTCGGCAAACGCAACAACTAACTTGAAATTATCCTGTCCAATGGCTTCGCTCGGTGGAACAAGCACGAAATATGTATTAAAGATATCAACTGCATTTTGTAGGAATAGTCCATACTTTGGGTCAATATTAAAAAGTGCCACAATATCAGTAACTACAATAACTCCGGGTGTAGCTTCTACATCTCTAAGCTTAGATAGAGCAAGAGATACCTTATGTGCAACATCTGCCGCAATAGCCTCTCTGTCTTGTACATCGACTATTTGTAGTCCAAAAAACATTGCTGTAGTAGCTGCATTTCTAACAAGGGCACACTTTTGTGTAATCGTAACTTCCGTATTTGGCTTTACGATACCACAACCAACGATACTTACAATGCATAATGCTCCAATGATACTCTTGAACATATATATCTCCTTATTATTCTTCGCCCTGTTCTTCGCCAATGTCGCCAGACATTAGTTGTGAAAAAATATTAGCATCTTGCTTTGCAATAGTGTCTACTCCAAGTAGACTTTCAACTTTCTTAGCAATCTCTGTGGATGCTATGTTTGTTATATTATTCTTCTTTAGTTCATCTATTACATATTGAGTTGCCATATACATCTTTTGACTTCCATTTACAGCAGTTTGATTTTCAGCAAGTGACTTCTTAGCCATTTGTTCTGCATAAGTAATACCTTGACTGACAATAGAAATCATAAACGTATTTAGCTTAGCCTTTTGTTCTGCATCAAGTGCGAGTCCAAATTTCTTACATAGAACTGTAACCAGAACAAGTAGTGTTGGAATTGCTACCGTAAGAAGTAGTGGTAGAACTTGCCAAAAAAATGTAGTTAGCGTCTCCATGTTTTATTATCTCCTTTATGCCTTTTTAGACTTAGACTTGGACTTATTGAATACTTCTAATACGTTACTGGCCTCCTCTTTAGTTAGTTCTGAAATGTTACTAATATGCCTATCTACTATAGCACAAATATCTCCAATTGTTTTTCCTGCTTCGCCAATAAACTTCTTTTCAATTAGCATAAGCTGTGTAGTTTCAGCCATTTCAACACTGTTTTCTGTAATAAATTGTCGCTCTTGCTGTTTCTCAAATGGCTTAGCTATCTCTTCTATTGAACATATTGCAATGCCAAGCATATCTCTCAGTGCTCTAGCCTTGGCCCTAGTTTCGCACAATGCAACAATATATTTGTCAAATCCTGGTGCAGCACTTGAGGCTCTACAATCTGCCGCACCTTCCCATGTAAAAGTAGTATCCCAAGTCTTGCCAAACGTATATTTTGCCACAACTGTAGCACACCATTCATTTTCTATTTGTGGCACTTGAATAACTTCGCACTTATATGACTGTATACCACAAATAAGTTTAGCAATCCGTAGTAGTCCATTGTATTTAATAAAAGGATTACCATCAATATTTATAAAGTCACCTTCTTCATTGAAATAAGTAAGAAGAGGTGACTGTGTTCCATCAGGAAGCGTCATTACCTGTTCGTTTAGATCTACGCTTTTTGACATTAGAACTCCTTTGTTTCTTAAAATTTTCCCTGGCTTCATTCGCATCTCTGATTTTGACACCCTGATTTATTAATCTATCTCTAATGGTCATTGGATGAATGCCATATTCCTTATATATTTCGTGCAAAGATGCTCCATTTTCGTACAAATTCTTTAGATGAACATCCCATTCTGAACTATACTTTTTTTTGCGTCCCATTATGTTTTTCTATATTGCTTTCTGGCATATTCAAAACAAGATTGTATTTCTTCAGTAGTTAGAACATAAGTGCCAATTTTTTGGATACAATAATATGCACCTTTATTTGCTGCGATAATACATTCTTCTAAGTCAACATTACGATGTAAGCCAATGCCAATAACTGAAGCCATTTCATCGCCGCAACCAGTTACGTCCTTGACATCATCTTTTTTGGCAAAAGATGGATACCAAAATAGTTCTTCACCATTTTGCCAACATTTCACACCATGTTCGCCTATAGTATTGATTAGATAAGTATCACCTATTGCAATAGAACATAAATCAGCAGAAAGATTTGTTTGTTTGATTTCGACGCCATTTGGCTTTATAGCAAATAGTCCATGAATATTTGTCCATGTTGGTCGCTTTGGATCTAAAAGTGTCTTTATATTATATTGTTTAGCCCATTCGGCCACTGTTTCTATTATTCTATCGCTTAGTGTTCCTTTATTATAATCTGAAAAAAGTATAATGCCAACATTGTAGTTCAAGCAAGCATTTATAATCTTATCTATCCATAAATTTTCTGTTTGAGTATTTGGCTGAATATTTATTTCCCAATCTAACCTACATAGCTGTTGAGATGCACCCCAAACTCGCTTCTTCTTTGGTACTAAACATTTACCATTTGCTTGACTGTCGTGCGGAACAAGTGGCACTCTATCAATATTATACTTATTGCAACTTTCAACAAACTCTCTATCTTCTATTGCATCTGGATTACTTGTTTTGTAAGCTAAGATGCACTTGATATTTGCATTAGAAATATGGGCGGCCACATTAGCCGCACCACCCAGCGTAGCATGCTCGGACGTTACTTCTACAACTGCAACTGGCGCTTCTGGTGATAAGCGAGTTACGTTGCCACGAATAGCTATATCTATTATTCCATCGCCTATAACCAATATAGATTTATTATTTTGCATTGCGTATAATTTCGAAAATGTTGCTAGTTGACTTGCTTCCCTTATATATATATATTATTTCGTCTGCGTTGTTTATCCCCGGCACGTTTTCCCGATTGGCATACTCAGACGAATGAAATACTATTAGTTTATCGCAGTTTTCTTGTGCCCAATCGCTTTTTTTAAACTCTGCTATCCATCTATCTTCGGTTGGCTCGTCGAAGATATGCACTTCATCTATATATTTTATACTTTCAAGAATAATCTTTCTATCAACTGCTGGCATAGGTATACAACCTTTTTTGCGCAAAATATAATCATCGTTATTGATAAGAACTATAAGCTTATCACACATAGACTTGCACTGTCTAAAACATTCGATGTGCCCGGAATGCAAAATTACAAATGTTCCAGTTTTTATACCTATTACCATATATTTAACCATTCCTGTTTTATATATGCTACTGTGCAAATATTGCCAACGCTTAGTTGAAATAATATTCCACAAGCAAGTTTTGTAGAAAATATCCTATTTATATCTATAGGATTAAACTTTTCTTTGCTTAGTAGTTTCATCTATTTTCCTTGCCATTATTATTACATCGCTCCAACATCCACATCCAATTAATTGAGCTACATCTATTCCAACTATCTCATATGAATCATTGGAGTTTTCTACTTCCAGTAATACTCTTGCTGGTATCGATGGATGTGAATCTACGCAAGTTCCATCGGTAGAAACTTCATATGCTACTTTATTGAACTTATCTCTAAACTCTCCAATGATAGGATTAGGCGAATCAAACTTATTGTAACTCATTATACCACCTGTGGCAATGACCTGACTAGTTCGTCAGTATCCACCCATGGCGCAGCCGTATATGGACGAATATCATTTACGTTTTGGGCAATCCACGCTTCAGTAGCCTCGTAATCTCGCACTTCAGTGTTGATAATAGAGTATGCATTTTTCAACATCTTGCCCCAATCCCAACCAATATTTCGTACGGTATTTTTCACTACAACTGATCCATCCTGATTAATGCACTGCTTCTTATAATAATCTTTATTTATTTGATTTTTGGGATCATTACGTTGTACGGCAGTGTAGTCAGGATGCCAAACATGCAGTCCGCAAAACTTGGAAAATGCATCAAAATACGGTGGCAAAAGTGTAATAAGCTGCCACAAGAGACTGTCATCTTCTCTAGCATACGATCTACAAAACTGTTCGTCATATCCACCAATGTGAATAAATGCTCCACGAGGAGCGGCCCATAGCCACACGGATGAGGCTGGCTTTGGTCCATCGATACCGATATGCTTGCAGATAGCCAAGAACTCCTTTTCACTACCGTTTGGGCTCAATAGAAATTCTCCTACTGACTCCAAATATGACTGTCCATTTTTCTGACACTGGCTAGCCTTGCACGTATCAATCATGAATCCACGATTGACTACCGACAGTCCCTTATTATATGGCTCATATAATCCTTCAATAAAATCTTCACTAAGCCACCAGTCAATATCTACTTGTGTTACTATTTCGCCTCGTGATAGTCTAAGTCCAACGTTACGTGGATATGCTGCATTTATAAATTTACCGATGGGCAAAGATACATAAATAATCGGAATATAGTTATTAGCATATAGACACAGTTGCTTATATTCACCATCTATTGAACCATCGACTACAATAGTTTCAAACGTTATGTCTTGATGTCTTGCTGCATTCAGCATTAGACGAGAAATGACGCTCTTGAGTCTATCAATGCGTCCTGGAATGGCTGGAACAACTATACTTGCTCTCATTATTAAAATCCTTCTTCAAAAATGACTATATACGGACCAAGTGTGCCAACTATTTCACTTCTCAGTATTGGCCCAAGGTCTCGTGAATCCATACTGTTAGGTCTATTTTCACCAATTACAAAATAATATCCTGGCAGTAATGTAAATTTTGCAGTTTTATAGTGGTCAGGTATTGCATTATAAACCAGTGTAGCATCTTCGCCATTTACAGTAATTACATCATCGTACATTTCAACTACGTCGCCTGGAACTGCCACTATTCTTTTGCAAAGTTTTAGTTCGCCACGGTCTATAATAGCTATTTCACCACGATCTGGAGTTTTATCTATATATAGAACAAGAAGTAGCGACTTACCTTGTATAAACGTTGGATACATACTGGGTCCAATAACCCAAAGTGGCGAGCATCCAACGAGTTTTAGTGCCAATGCAATAAGCAAAGTACTAATAATAATCTTTATTTTTCTGACCATAGTTGTGCTTCTATAAGTAGACTGACAACATTGTCCAAAACGCCTTCGCCTGATTTCACTGTAAGTAATACAATATTAGATAATTTTTCACACTTTCGCTTGAGCAAACTAGATGCATCCGATGGAATAAAGCCTATTTTAGCGTGCAATAAGCATTGAAGGTCTGGCATTGCATCACCTACATAATAATACATGCCAGATTCCTTACAAATATAATCTTTTTTTTCCTTATTTTCAGGAACATAAATAAAATTCCAATCATTATCCTTGCATCGCTGCTTAGATATTCTCATGTCGTTAGAGACTAGAGTTATTAATGCACCATAATTATTCAATACCCAGCTATCTTTGTCAGAGAACATTTTGGACAAAGAAAGTCTTTCGTATGCTTGCGGCGTGTAAACACCTTCTACAACTTCGTAGTGTGCATTCCATATTTTTTGCCCACAAGTTATAACGCCGTCGATATCTGAAAATAATGGTAAATGTTCTTTCATAGTAGTGCCATCGCTATAGGTAAAAGTTTTACTGCAATATTACTTGCAAGTTGAAATAGTGCCGCCCATTGTAAATTTTCATTGCTAGCGTTTTTTAGGTCTTCTATTGATAAAGTCATGATACGAAATCTATCGTGCCATGGCATCTTAGAAAAAACCGACTCATAATAGGCAACTCTATTTTCTGGTGGAGCATTTAGTGCGGCGAGCATCTCTCGTGTTTTTATTACGCCAACTTGCTCTATTAGTTTAGTATTATCTTGCATCCATTGTTGAAGTTCATCTATATTATTTGGCATCTGTAGCGACTCCATAATATTCTGCCAACTCTTGCCATGCGTCAGCATTAAGTTTCAAGAATAGTGGCATTTCAAGAGAAGATGGTGGATCATACGTGGCCGTCTTTGTAACGGCAGCCATCCGGGCAACAGCCTCCTTGACATGTTCCGGAGTTAGGGTCACCGATAAGCTTGAGCAGCCAATCGGGCACAGACATATCAGGAGTATTAACGCTGATAATATTTTCCCGACCTTCTGGTGTAACATTGATATTATACTCCTTTGGAAGAAAAACTTCCCCATTTTCATCGCACTTTTGGTCCTCATTAGTTATTTTATATATTATTTCATTATAAGCATTAATATCTTGCCTCATAATATGATGAATATAATAATGACAATTTTTACATAATAATACACACTTATCGAGTTCACTTTTAGATATTTTTGACAAAGATGTCAAGTGGGTACTGCCAATTCTACGATCCTTTTGTTTTGGATCTATGTGATGAAAATCTAATGATCCTCCGTATTGTTTATATCCACACATTTGACATCCAATATTGCATTTATATTCTTCAAATGCCTTGCTGGCTTTTTTGCGTCTTTTTATGGAACCTATTTTGCGAGTAGCTTTTGTGCAATTTACAGAACATATAGTTTTACCAGCCTTACGATCTTTATCTTCAATTTTTTTACCACAATGTTTACAAAATATTGGATGTAATTTTAATACACTTTTTCTAACCATTTGTTTATACAGCTCTGGATTTTGTAATTGCCAATATCGTGTGCGACATTTACTAGAGCAAAATCTTTGTCTTCTTCCAATGCCATGCTTAATAATTGCTTCATACTGCTCATTACAACAGTCGCATGTTTTAATAAATGTTCCACTAGGACAATGATCAACGCCGTGTATTTTTGCATATTTGTATACTGTATGCAAATTAACGTCAAATAATTTACCAATATCTGCACATCCAGAACCTGCATTGAATGCGCCAACTAACATATCTTTTGTAAAAATAGATGCCCAATAGTTTTTTGGTTTCATAAATTTATATTATAATATTTTATTATTTATAAAAACATCCCCATGTGTGTTCATTTTTTCATTTTCGTAATTTGCGGCAAGTCGCCTGTAAATCTCAAATTGCACGCACCTAAGCGTTGAAGAACATTTCGGAAATTGTTTTATTAGTCTATCTAATAGTCCAACTATTGTATCTATCTTGGTGTAGCTTATTTCTCTCTGGAACCATAGTTCCCAAATGAGTCTTGAAATACTATAGTTTAAATCACCAACTGATCTGATGGCAAGAACTGCACCAAGTCTTGATGACATTTCAATCATAACCGATTGATTTAAAACTATAGAAATATCTTGTTTGGCACCCAATAGAGTGCACAAGACACGCCAGATATCTTCATAAGATACATCTTGTGGATATTGTTCAACAATTTTATCAATATAAGTATCTAATTCAACACGAGCTTCTGGCTTAATGTACGGCATTTTACACTCCTTGTATTAGTTCTATACCAGCTTCATTTAGTAAATCTTGTGAAAACTTATAATCCAACATAGATGAAGCATTTGGTGCATTTTGATAGATCACCCTCTTAATACCAGACTGAATAATAAGTTTGGCACGAGCTGCACATGGTGGAATAGTCACATATAATGTCCATCCATGTAGATCTGTCTTGCTATTTAGTATTGCATTAGCTTCTGCGTGTACAACATATTTATACTTAGTTGGACGTTGCAAACGCTCTTCTGGATCACTAATATCGAATGGAAAACCATTATAGCCAAGATGCACTATTCTATTATCTGGAGATATAAGCGCCGCACCAACTTGCGTATTTGGGTCTTTGCTTCGTTGGGCTATTACATCTATTATAGATAACCATGTTTGTTCCCAGGATTGTGGTATTCGCATAAAAAATAGATAGGTATGCTAATTTGATTATTATTTAATTAAAAATAAATACGGTCAATAGTCTTACCATCATCATCGCAAATATAAATAAATGCAGCATCTGGATTAACAAGCACCTCTACTATTGACTTATTATTAGTATCAAGAAATAATCTTATTAGATTAGCAAAATAACGTAATCCGTCTTCTCCATCAATAGTAATCTTCTCTTGTTTCACGTTCCACGTTTTATATACTGTATATTGATTTATATATGAATTTTTGAACTCATATGTATCAACGCCCAAAACATCCAAGCTTATACATCTAGGAAAATAACTCCATATTATTTTAGTCTTATTTATAGATGTATCATTAGTGCCTGTTCTTATTCCTACTTTTAGTATCATATTATCCTCCTGTATTACTATCTGTCTATCTGTCTGTCAGCATACCTATCTACATCAGAGTATATTATTTCAATGAGTTTGTTTATTTCTTGTAAATCCATCCGATTATATTAGTAGTGTGAGCAACCACGACATTAAAGCCAAGTTTTATAAAATCTTCTGGTTGCCAATGCATAACATGCTCCTCGTGCGGATTACCATTAAAGGCATCTTGGTAACAGGTGCCATTTGGACAACCAATAAGAAGTCCAATATTACATCTTTGTAGTAAATCTGGAAGTATATTTTTGAACTCATCATTGCGAATGTGCTCTGGCCCGTGTTGCCATACAAGCCAGTCATATTGTTCTAGTGGCAATTTTATATTTTTTATTTTACGAACATCGCCAAGAACTACAGAGCCACCAGTATCTATTTCTTGTAATTTTGTAACATTCTTTTCCCAAATTTCTAAAATGTCGTGCTGTGTGAACCCGGCATTACAGAAACAATCCCAGGTGGCCAACCAGCCTTTACCTGGACGAGCACCTATTTGAAGAACCGTATTTCCACAGTGTCCAGCCAACACTTCTTGGCTAATATATTCAAAGTCCCATTGGTCAGTTCTTTTTATTTCTATTTTAGACATAATTTAACTCAAAAATTTGATCGTATCTTCATCGAAGTTATAAAGTGCTGAACCGCCATACAGTGACTTGGTATGTGCTACCCACGATGGATGCATATAATGTCCAGGCAATGTTGGAACATGCCAATTAACTACTACTCTTTTGCCTATCATCATGGCATAATAAGCTAAAACTCCATCTTGTCCAACGAATGCATGAGAATGTCGCACGATACACAATGCTTGTGAAATAGTTCCTGTGCGTCCACATAAATTTATAATTTTATTTTGTGCGGGCTCATAGAAATCTTCTGGTGTAGAAATTTCATCCTGTCCTACCAAAACTATATTACGATGTCGTATCGATTTAAATAATTGTCGGATGGCCGTCGCTGTCACCATTCGTGCACTGCCATCATTTGGTCTTCCTGCTAATACTTGAATACAAATATTAGATGGCATATGCTTATTAATTAGTGGAATTGTATCCTGTAGTATATCATAAAATGGCTCAACTGGATTATTTATATCATCTACACGAGTATTCATGTATATAGAACCATTACTATGGGCAAATGCCTTTGCATCTATTTCTGGATTATCACTAAGTACATAGTGCGATGATGCATCTAAAAACTTTGGCAGTGTCATTAGTTCATTACAAGGCTTTTCATAACAACGATGCTTGCCATACATTCTGAAGTTGAACATAGCACCAGTAATACGATGCAATCTAGCTATTTTAGAAATAACAATCAATGCATCTCCAATGCCTCCACTGCTATATACGTCGATAGACATTATTTACTCCTATCTTATGACTAGTGAATTTATATTTGTCTTTATAAAATCTGTATAATCTATAAATGCTAAGTCACGTATTGATGCCGGAAGTTCACCTGTAAATGGCTCAAGTTTAACATCTAAACCCTCACAAAAGCCACCGCCCTTCCAGCCATGAGGTGCCGACAATGCCGTGTTGTTTGCATAGGCTTTTTCTATATTTATAGCACCTATCAAGTAACAATAATTGTACCAATCTATTAGAGACTGACGTGCGAAACCAATTATTTTCTCTCTAATAAGTTTAGGATGTTTAGCATAACTCAAGTGTAACCATTTGGACTGCTCAAAAGGAACAAAAAACTTGTAATCTTTTGATAAATCTTCTTGATTAGAATTTATTAGATGATTAGTAGATTTAAACTTACATCCAGTTGTCCACCTAAAAAATCGACCATCAATAGAATATTTAAATCCTTGTCTTAGATTATAGACAAAGTTATACCATCCAAGCGGAACATGTCTTATTGTATCATCATCTTTAAACTTATTTTGAATAAATATAAATCCTTCTGGCTCTGGAAATTCATCTGCATCTAAGATAAACAACATGTCTCCATTTTCTATTCCAGACTTGGACAATAGATAGTTTTTATTATTTGCCTCCGCACTTTCTCGATTATTTGGTGAACCTTCAAATGCATCTACTAATACAACCTTATTTTGCGCATCGTTATTATAAATCCATGTTTGAATAACATCTCGTGTATTATCAGAAGAATGTTGTGGCAAGTTGCCATGTGGTGTAAGACGCCCTTCTGATATAACTATCTTGTCTACCAGTGGATATATCCAAGATAATGATTTTGATACAAATAATTCTTCGTTATATACTTGTGATATTGCTATTGATTGCATCAGAAGTTTATTCCTGTGCTAATGACATATATATCAAATTCACTTTCACCATAAATAACTTCTTCATCGGCAGTAATATGCGAATATCCAAATTCAGAATAAAGAATATCTACATTCAACATTTCCGTCCATCTAACAACAACTCCATAGCCAGTCATCTTAGAACATGCATATGGCCATATTTCGCCGTCTACTCCTCCTTCGTTGTGCATAACCCAGTAGTTGCCATGAACTCCTATTTTGCCCTGTCCTGTTTCTATTTTGCTATATGATAACTCTAAAGTATATCCATCTGTATCTATTTGGTCTACGTGAACGCCAGAACCATCTCCTTTTGGATTACGTACTGCGATATAATATCCAACCCTTGATGATAACTCGGCTCCGAATAATTCTGTACTACTACCAGTGTAGAATATATAATTGTCAGTACAACGTTTTTGTCCAGGATATGAACCTATATCTCCATAGTTGCCAGTGACCCCAAAGATAAGCGACTTATCACTAGTCCAACTCAAAACATCTATTTCTGCCATTCCTGCCACGGTTGGGGTAGAATTGGCACGACTATCACTTGGTGTAAAAACTGACACTTGACCTACGGTCCAGTCTCCATCTACTACAGATGCCTTCAATTTCAACCAATCTTTTGTTAATGCTATTTCAAAACCCTTATCAAAATGTTGAGTCAAAAACATTGGTGCAGGCGTTAGTAAATAATAACTTGATTTGCTCAATGGCTCTAGTCCAGAAGTCATAAATGCACCTGCACGCAAATGCATATCGCACGTAAATAAAATATTGATATCAAATAACAAGTCTGGACGACTCACGTATCCATCTGCACGTAACCAATTTTGATTGTGCATGTTGACTTTATCTTCATCGGCGAAGTTTAGCAGGCACATATCTGGCACATAATCTGCTTTTATAAATAGTCCAGAAACACACTCGATATTCGTTGGATACCGAAGTGCTAATCTTGGATTGAACAAAAAATCACCAAGACTAACCTCATTGCCACCACTTTCTCTCGCACTATTTGAGATGGCACCAACTTCTACTTTCGCACCAAAGTCATATTCAAAACTTTGTGCAGGCAATAGAGTGGCCACGAACAATAAGATTATTAGATATTTTAACATTATTTCTCCAGTCCAGTGTTAGTCTTCTGTTGTTGTTCGCTGTATTTTTCGAATATTACTTTTCTGCCAAGTGCCCAGTCGTGTGCTCCAAAAATATAAGTGCCAGAATGTCCGATGCCACAAGTAGTTGCAGCAACTGTTATTCCACGTTGTTTCATTAGTACAAATGCTCTCATGTCTTCAGTATCCCATTTCTTGTCGTCGAGAGTGTATCCAAACCAATCATCTGGATATTCAAAAAACTTTGGAGTATGAACTAAAGAACATCCCATACCAATAACATCGCACACAAATACCGAACCTTCCTTTAGAACTTCATCTTGAAGTGCTACACGATATGAAAATAGATCCTTATTTATATTTCCAAGAACTGGATAGTTTGGCCATCCTTGTTCAAAATAAACACCGCCAGTTAGGTCGGCTCCAGTGCTCTCATGAACCTTCATTAGAATATCAATAATATCTGGTGGAAACGTATTATCATAATCAAGGAATAATATCCATTCTTCTTTTGCTTCACGGGCTTTTCGAAACACTTCATTTCGTGCGGCTCCTACCGGCAACACAGATGGCATTAGCATTCGCCACTTTTCTGGCTTTTGTAGTGCCATTAGAGCCATCGCAAAGTTCTTATCTACATATGTAGTTGAGTTTGGCGTAGCTATAATCATAAGTTATGCCTTATATGCAAAATCACGAGCCTTGCCGAATGATCCAAAAAGCTTGCGTGCTCGCCACTCTGTTACTCCAAATAGTGGGCCATAAGTGCGAAATACCTGTCGTGTCTGTGATAGACCATCGTTTTGAACAAATCGGAACAGACTACGAAGAGCACGTCCAAACTTTACACGCTCAGTTGAGTTTGACATTATATATCTCCTTATTTTCTCAGTAGTTTATTTAGTTGTTTAGTTGAAATATTTACATATTGGTCTTTTTTATCAGTCGCAAGAATAAATACTGATTGTTTAATATTATAATCATCTACAATTCCAACTCGTTTTGCAAAAACCAAACAAGGACATTCTCCTTTAGTGGATGGTAAAATTGCTACCAAACTCGCACCAGTATCTTCATCTGTAAATATGATCTTACACTTATGCACTTTTCCGTCATATTTTTGTTCATCCTCATCTTCTGTACAAATAATCACTCCATCATTTTGCATAGTATCCTCCTAAATGAAAAATATTAAACTTTTTGGCGGTATATCAATAGGAACTGTATATCCAACAGAGTCACTAAGTTTATCATATGCCATCTTATTTACTGGCAAATTACAAGATGCTTCGTGTTGTCCTCCATAAACAGCGTGTGTTAGAACATATTTACAACGTAAATAAGACTTCAGCGCTAAATACTCTCCACAATTATTATCGTTTGGAAATAATGTTTCGTTGAAATCATCGTGATTATTTAGTCCTAATGCCCCTATATCGTGAACCATAACTAATGCACAGTTGCATAGCGGGAAAATATCTCTTATATATGCTTCTGCAAATGACTTAGAATGACATGAGTCAATAAATAAGACATCTACTCTATCTTCTATTCCATGTGCTTTTATATACCTTGGCACTTCTACTAATGCATCACCCCAAATAATATCTACATAATCTTGTAGACCAAGTTTAGCTATGTTTTCTGTTAGTTTTTGTTCTATTCGACGGTCAATTTCAAATGTTGCTATCTTTTTTGTACTTCCCATTCGACGCAGAGCAAGTGCCATACAAATAGTGCTATAACCAGCATTTGGTGAAAACTCGATAGCATTACAGTCTTTTCCTGCCGACATTACAGCATTATATAACATTAGTCCTTCTACTGCTGAAATGCCACCCGAACGTGTACAAATAATCTCAACATCTTCTATATGATAATTATTATACGGGTCAATCATTTGGTTGTGTCCTTTTGGTAATCTCTTCTATAAATAATTCTTTCCATTTTCCACTACATACATTTATATCAGGACATTTTGTACACATTTTACTTTGCCAGTTTTCGGCTTTACAACATTTGACGCATAAAAATTCTTTTACGTTTTCATAATGCCCACCAATATCCTCAATTTTTATAATATTATGTTTGCCACATTTTACACAAATGGCTCTTTTTATATTGTTTTTAGACATTTTTAGTTGGACTTCTTCTCTTCATATACCTATCAACTTTTGGCTTATTGTGCTGAGACCATTCAGCAAATTTTCGCCTACCAAGACGACGCTTAGATAATACTTCTTTATTTTCTTTTTGCTTATCATCTTCTTTTGACAAAAACTCTTCGGCCTTTTCTGCTGCTTGACCCATTTGAGTGTCTGACTTTATATCTTTGCCTGGCCAGCCGTCTCCCTTAAGCTCAAAATTACATTGTAGTTCTTGATACATAGTAGAGCCACATTTGGAGCATATAACATTCTTGGGTGGACCATTCTTAATAGACTCCCAATATTCCTGTTGATTTCCACACTCATCATCGTTACATATAAAATTATAAATAGGCATATATCACCTTTATTATTTCTTTGCCAATGCAGTCAAAATATCTATTAAACTATACTTGTGAGAAATTCCATCTTTTGTAACAGCTTCTATTATAATGCCACCTATTTTAGCTTCATTGGAAAAATATCCATTGCTTGGCATATCAGATATAGATACCTGGAGAGCGGCTATATGTGGATTCGCTGGTGCAATACATAGATTTTCGGCACACTGTACTAATTTTTCACACTCTGTCTTTGGCACTTCTTGTCCAAATATTTTGGTGCACAATACTCCGATGGCCGCTGCTGGGACTGCAAATAAACCACCCAAAAACTTACGTCTTTCCATTGTGTCGCTCCTTATTCCACGAATATATTCCATATATATTTACAATAGACAGAAATACCGAAATAAACATAATAAAATATAGTCCCGAAAATACTCCTGCGAAGAAACAAATAATATTTGCCACCAAGTTTAGCTTCTGTGATAAAATAGCATTATGTCGTGCCAATATAATAGCACCAGTAATAAATAATAGATTACTTACCCAACCAAATAACTCAGCCATGAATTATCCTTCTTAAAAATGACATTGCTGACTTTGTTTGAATATTATTTGTATAAAAATTTATATTATTTTGATGGTCTGTTAATGTCATATCTATCATGTTTTTACTGCATATCTCAAGTGAAACAGTAAATTCTTCTGTCAATGCCAATATATCATATTCCATATGAATAACACCACTTTCGTCACACATTACATGGAGTGGCTCAACATCCATCTCATCTTGTATGTAATTAATTATTTCTATTGCAGTTTCTAAAATATCCGAACTTACAGCTAAACCAAAGCCAGCGCTCCATCCATTTACATTGGCAGTTTCTGCAATAAATGTTAGACTATCAGCTATTGCATCATCGTATTTTTTATTTCTAAATTTTCGCATTGTACTTTTCCATCAAAAGAAGGATCTGAAACTTGTTTGCCACTAAAACTAACAGTAATATTATGTTCTCTACATATTTTATTAAGATTTATAAATGACAGCCATACATCATCTTGAAGCTGATAAATTATTAATAGTCCATTTCTGTTATCCTCATTCATGAAAACCGAATAATCATATGCTATGTTAATATTAAATTCTACAAAAGGAAAATGTTCTAATGTCGCACGTCCAAACTCAAATAGTTGCCGACCCAGCAAATGCTCAACTCCATCTGGGTCACTAAACGCTGCTTGGACTTCTTGCAGGGCTAATATAGTGGCCAACATGCGATGATTTAAATGTTCACTTATTGCTTTTGCACCTGGGTCTACTGCTCGCATTATTAAAACCTCTGAGGAAGATTTTCCACATTATCATTTGTTGTTGGGGGATTTTCAAATACTGGAAAAGTTGGAAGTTCTTGTGTGGGAGGAGTTGCTTCAGTGGACTTATTGACCTGTTGTTGTAGTGCACTTATTTGAGATTGTAGTAACTTGAGTTGTTCGACTATCTGAGCCACCGATGCTCGCAAAAAGACTACTTCCTTAACAAGAGATTCTCGTTCTTCTTTGCGATTTGTGTTGGCCAAACTAACATCTTCAAGAATAATAGCAAACTTATCCTCATTAGAGATAGAAGTATCGAATATGAACTGATGATTTACTTTAGCAAGCCAAGGATAAATATGTGACAATGGACGAACCAGTCCCAAATGACTCTCTCCACGTACTCCTGCATTAGTAATGCCAATAAATTCATGTGTATCGTCTAAGTAACAAAGTCCACCACTATTACCAGGACTAAATGGAGCATTGATTCCCATGTAGTTAGTCTTTGGAATGGTTAGTGTAATTTCTCCAAAAGTATTATATGGGTAGCCACCAAGTGCACATCCAACAACACGAACTTTTGTGAATCTAACAAGCGTTTCTATTTTATCTGGTGGCAAAATTTTTGCTGCGAATAATTTTTCTGTAGTATCGAGTTTAATTAGAGCTAAATCTTCTCCAGCCAATAGTCCAGATTCTGTATCAATAGACTCTCCAACATCAACATATAAGAAACCACGAGAATCTTGCATAAAAATATTATTATTACTCTGTGCTACAACAAAGCCAGTAAGATTTCTAGGAGACATGTTGTTATCAAATATTTCAATATTATTAACTTCATACTTATAACCAGTTACTCGTGCAACATCTAGTGAAGCTTTCTTGTCAAAAACTGGACATTCAACACAATGATTGCATGTAAGAACATAGTTATCATAACCAGAGTTAGTAGCATTTGGCTGACTATAAATAACTCCGCCAGAACCATGCCAACCTGTAACTCGTCCATCTGGCATAATAACTTGGCCAGTCAGCCGGACAATTGGACGAATTAACTCATTGTATTGTTGTTGTTCAACAGATACAGTTGTGTTTCTTACAAAGCCACAAGAGGAAATAGTAACCGAAGAAATAGCAATAAGAATTACAAGAAGTTTATTCATCTATTAATCCTCCACTATGATGGTAGAAAATCACAAGGACACATCTAAGTGTATATTATTTCGGCGTCTTTGTTTATTTCGCAGAAGTTTTTTTGGCGGACGCCGAAAATAATATCGAGTTTGCAAAGGGAATGTATTATTTTGATACACTACTGGTCAACGTGTTGGTCACGTCAGATTATTCCTTATGTGATGTCGTGCTTGTTGCTCTGAACAAGCAGCAGTCTGGAACAGACTGTGACTCATGCGACGATAACCATCGGGAGTTTCTCCCGTGAATACCTGATTAGAACAAACTGTCGGAGGACCGACAGTCCACTTGCAGGAACAAGTGGAGTATACATATTAGTTTTAGACTTAAACCAGGATGAACACCATCCTGTATCTAAGCATATTAACCCGGAACTAACTACAGAGTTCATCCAGGTGAAATAATAAATAATATGCATCCATATGATCCCCGTGTCTCACGGCCTTAGCACGTACTCATTTAATTGTTTTTTTTGTCGCACTTCCCTCAACTGATGTTCATCGAGGAATAGCAGCGCCTGTCATAGCTTCTTGCTACACTACCCATCTCTGGGCTGAGTATCGATATAGCCGACCTACCTTTCTATTGACACAAGTGTTTGTTACATCGAAAAATCTATTGTTACTAATATAGTATATATTATTTTGCACGACTTGTTTATTTTTGCCAAAGATTTTTAGTATTGTGTCGCCAAACTTATTATCTTTCGCACCCTATTATTATAACTATGTAAATGTCTTATGTTTAGAATATTTTGTTCCATCTGTGTCCGCACTTCATCATGTTGAACATATTCCAATGCATCATCTAATGACTGCAAACTACGATAGAATAATATATTAACTCCGTGAACAAATAGCTTATTGCTCCCTTCGGGTATTCTATTTGTGATGACTATACGTCCTGAGCCAATGCCTTCAAAGCATCTCTGTTGCAGTCCAAATGCTTCAAGTGAATGAGTTTGACCATCGACTGATAGTCCAAGATTTAGAACAGCCTTATGCGATGCATAGAATTTATTTACCTTCGGAGCATCAAATACAGTGGCGAAATTACAAGTTTTATTGTGTTTCTTACATCAACTGGCCACGAGACTTAAAAAATGTTCTCTGCTGGACCATTTGCCACCAATACTTCCACAAAAACAATAATCCATTTTATTTTGTACTTCTATTGGATAATACCAGTCAGGATTATAAGCTTGTGGTATCCAGTGTATATTTAATATACCCAACTCTTTTGTGAAGATTGGTATTTCACTTTCATCAAACGTAAAGAACATGTCAAATGAGTCTTTTTGAGTAGCCATTCGGTCAAAATAAGACTTAAGGCGTACTGGTTCACTTGTCCACAGGCATTTCAAACCAGATAGAGATTCCCACCATTTACTGTGAATGATATTGTCTGGAAGCCCAGGTCCTACGGCCAGTACTAAATCAAAGTTTGTAACTCCTGCTTTGATAAGAAAATCTGGCTCCCACGCATCGCTTGAACTTATAATTATTTGGTCATTATACCATACATCGCCTTTTCGATGATCGTATAACCAAGTTTCATAGCCAAGTTGCATAAAGGCTTTATGTATACCAACTTCGGCACGATGAAGACTTATATCATTTCCATCTCTATAAGGTCCGACAATCAATATCTTATGCACGCTTCTTCTCCTCATATCCGCAGTTTTGACAGTAAAATACCATTGTCTTCTTTGGCCACTTCATTGCAAGCTTCATAACTGCCTTACACTTTGGACATGGGCGCTCTGTTAGAGAACGATTTAGTGCTGCGGCATCCTTATCTGATTGCATTCCTGACTTAGCCATTGTTTGTTCTCCTCTTCATTATATTCTTTAAAATAGACAGATGATTGTATACATGACTCAACTGCATACCTTTTATGTCGGCGATTTCTCTGTATGTTTTATTTTCTAAATAATATAGTGTCGCAATATTAGTGTTGTCAAAAGTAGTAATCTCATCCATCGCATCGGTCATTTCTTCAGTTGATAAACGTTTATCATCAACTATTGTGTCATCATTATAATCTATAGGTACACTTGAATGCTGGTATTGAATATGGTTTTTATTACCAATAAAAGTTCCAGCTGGACAATATAACATTGAGCCATTTTCTATAGCACAAATAATAATCTGTGACTTTATACATTTGCATATGTAAGAATCTATATTACCTCTTTGTTCATTATATGTTTTTAGTGCCTTTAGTACACCTATAACTCCTTCGCTAATAAGATCATCTACTGATGCAATAGTATTTTTATATCTAAAAGCCAATTTTCTAATAAAAGGCTTCCATTTGTTTATGTAATAAAGTTTTTCAGTTTCAGACATTTGTTATTTCCCTGTTTTGTCCAAAATCTACTTCTTTCATTGCCATCAAATACGCAACGGCACGAGATAAAAGTGTACTACCAGCATTTAGCATTCCAAGTTGAACAAGGTGTTCTTTGGATAGAATAACTACTTGAACACCTTCGATAGGCTTGAACTTTACAAGAATATCACTTGGTAATACAATGCCAAGAATTGGATGCACGGCACTTCTATCAACTCTATAAACTGCTCTATGAGTATCTGAAATTATTATTTTGCTGATAGGAATATTCAACTCTTGAAAAGTTGCCAAAAATCGTTCTTTTATGTTGCCTATAAATGTTTTTATAAGATTTTGTTTTGTTTTTCTTTCCCAAAATTTAGTCTTTGTAGGATAACATAACATACCAAAATCAATAGTAGCATTTACATTAAAGGTAACATAATCGTCGCCGTCAGTTATCAGACAATATGGGATAACTTGTGAATATTTGGAATTTCCAGCAGATGAAAATGTCCATTTTTTAGTAACACTTTCGTATAGTTCACGAGGATTAGTACTAAATGTCTTTAGTGTAGATAAAACTTTAGGCATCGTTGGCCTCCGTTTATTTAGTCGGCATTATTTTAGTACGCCAACTGGTAACAAGTTATTATTCCAGGTAACATCTTTTGCGGACAGGTGACAAGTTTTGCCAATTGGTAACAAGTGGTATTATTTATGAACTGCGCCAGTCCTGTATTGCTCTGCGTTCTGGATGCCACAAGTGAACAATCCAAGTTTTATTATTTACCCATATTTCTTTTATTCCATGCTCTTCTTCTGAAAACTTATATTTACCCCAGTTGGTTTTATTAACTTTATATTGTAGATATGTATCTTCCCTAAAGGCATGTTCTTTGTATTTACCTTCGTATGCCATTCCATTACAAATAAGGCCAAAATAGCCACCAATATCAATGAATTGCTCCCGTAGCATGGCTTGACAGTCACCACAACATCCACGCCCTTTTTCCTTCAAGGATGTCGCAATAGAGTCAACTAAGGCTAATGTAGAGAATCCTTTGAACTCCTTTTCTGTAGTGTCACGACGTTCGCACTGCACTAATATATTCTTCTTACATTTAGATACTATTACTTCTAAAAAGTTAGGTGCCAATACACAGTCAGTATTGGTATGACAAATCATTTCTCCAGTCGCAAGTAATACGCCAGTATTACGTAGATAAGCAGGATTGAAGTCTTCCTTCTTTTTTATTGTATATTTCACTTGACGAATATTTTTATGTTTTGGAGCTTTGAAGTGACATCCGTCTTCAGAGCAGTCAAGAAATATAAGTTCCCAATCTTGCTCAGTTTGGCGCAATAGACTATCAACAAATAAAGAGAAACGTTTTGGTTCCTCCTTATTATCATTTTTGGACAGTGTTATTAGTGATATTTTAGGCATTTTTTTTTACCAGATTAATTTGCGGAAAAATACAAGTTTAGGAAAACAACACGGTTGACAATATAAATGTTCTGGTTTTATTTTTAGTAGAATTGATTCATGGTTACAATATAGTTTTTCACAATACAGGTCATTTATTTCTATTTCATCAGTTTCATCTACTCGTTCCCAATATACGTGGTCTATAGTAACATTTCTCAATGCTGGAAATCCATATTCCCAGGCACCTTGAACTAAAGTTCGAGCCTGTCTTTCTAATGTTTGTAATATTTTATCGCTTGGAATAGATGGTGGTGGTTGGGTATCATTTGTATCTCTATTATCTATTCCATCTACGTGATTAACTATTAGATAATAGTAAAATGCTGTATTTTCCCATTCTTGAAGTTCTTTTTTGTATCGAAGTATGGTTAATGATCTATTTTTTATAATATACAATGTAACCAATATTAACATAAGCGATAATATTATTACAGTGGCACCAAGTATATATGTTAATGGCATATTTATATTAGCTCCATTAGTTTGTTTTAGCTATATTTTTTAATAATATTCTTTGTTATATTAGATGGAGGAAAACCACAAAGTTTACGAATGACATTACCTCGCTTTATTGCTCGCAACATTATTAAATTTTTATCTGGTATAGTCCATGTGTTTGTTTTCATTATTTATTTACTCTTTTTTTGTACTAGTTTTAGTTCTACAGCCTTATACAGTGCTTTATTCTCATCTTTGCCACGCATTCTACAAAATAGTATAGAACGTATTGGATGCTCACAATGTTCAAACTGTATAGCACAAGCTTTATGATTATTTGGGTCTATTACTTTCGCCCATTCTTCATTTACTTTATCCTTTATTTCCTGAATAATCTTAGTCAAACTATCGATTATTTCTTGTAGTTTAGTTTTATAATGTGGCAACATATCAATCATTTCAGCCACTGTATTATTTCGCATCATTTCTAATACATGTTTTGGATTCAAAAAACTAATATATTTGTGAGCCCTGATATACCAATCAGACTTGGCCTTGAACCTAAGACCGTCACTAAATCTTACTACGAATCCTTCCTGTCCTTTTTCTATGCGGTTATAAATATCACCAAGGTTTGTTATATTTTCTATGACATCAACACACTTGAATCCAGCATATGTAGCTATTTCATTTACTTCTTTGCGTGGAAGTTCAATACATTCCCAGCTATTATGAAACATAGACAGCAGAATGACATCATCCATTCCATTATAATCTACTACCTTAGTATCCCAAGGTGTAATCATTTCAAAAATATACGTATATCCAGTTGGTAGTTGTCGAAGGTCATACTTGTTGAATATTTTTTCTTTTGCATATTTGGCATGTTCAGAAGTCATAGAGCCCTTACTGGAAACGTTCCATTCCCAGTTATGATACCAAAGATTTATTAAACTTCCATCATGCTTAGTATATATTTCAAATGGAGTATTTAGTAACTTGGCATCAATAACAGTGTGCGAAGTAGTTGGATGCTCACCTACATTGAAAAACTTATCGAAAGGGCGACAAACAACTTCCAATGTTTCAGTATCAATAACAATGCCACGACATCGCATATTTACTTCATTCCAAAGTTCCTTATATGCACACTTGTCCGAATAGCAGAATACAGAATAACGTCCAAAATCTTGACGGTGTACTGTTTCAAGTTCTACTTCCTTTAAAATATCGGCAAATACTTCGGGCGTCATCAGTTTTCCTCATCATCATTATTGTTCCAAAATCGTCTATCGTCAGCAACAAGAAGATTATATATTGATACCATTGTTAGTATAGGTAATATACACACGACTATTAGAGCTACTATTTCCATTATTTTTCCTCCATACTAATATCCAATCCTAATGGCTTGTATATGTCTGCTAATACTTTTAATTTTTCATCATCTGTTAGATGTGTACAGGTTTTATAATAGGTCGATAAATCAACATTTTGAATACGGGCACATTGCAAAATAGAATATATTTCTTCCTCTTTAGATATAATATTTACATTTAATGTAGTTATTATTTTTATTGCAACATATAACGAACTTACGGCACATATAAGCAAGAGCCCTAAAACTATAGATAGAAATACTAGTGGTGTCATATTATTCTCTTTGTTTACAGGTCTTCATATCCATAATATTCATCAAGTAAATCATTGCATTTATCAAGTTTTCTTTTGACATATCTGAGTTCATCATTGACGCAACTAAGTTCTTGTCCAACAAAGATTAGAATAGTTGTTAGTGCACAACATATGATAAACAATATTACAAGTAATACTTCCATGAATAATTTGCGGCAGGGTACCAATGGATTTATCCATTGTAGGAATGCCGCCTCCATGTATTAAATGTTAGTTTCTTACATTCTTCTGGCTTAGCATTTCGGCATAACCGTTTACCAGTATTAAGGTTATGTAGTGAGATTCGATTTTTCATGGTGCCGCCAACGTAGCATATTCCGTGTTTTTTATGTTTGACTAAACTCCCACGTTTTAGTCCTAATGATCTTGTTCCTCCGTATTTTCTTCGAGTTCCTCCTTTTGAAGGCACCATGGCATGTAGCATTCTGCGTTTTAATTCTATTGGCGAAACGCAAAGGATGACTTTATTGTCCGGAATTATAGGTCGCCAAATGATATGACACGCTAACACAAACGCATCAACGCAGTGAGTCTCGAACTTTTCGCTCAGTTTTTTCTTGTTTTTCTTGAGTCCGGCTTCCTTTCGTAGCTTAGCCGTCTTAGTTCCACCAATTACTTTTAGCTTTAGTGTCGAATCAAGTGCATTATAGAAGTATTTCTTCCCAACTTCAATAGGACTAAACGATATGTTCCACTTCCTTTTTCTTTTCTTGGCCTTGGCTTTAATGTCTTCGACGCAAGAGTGAGTAAGAGGTATTACTCGCCTTAGAATATTAACAATCCGCAGTTTCCAATCCCATCGAGCTTTGGTCGAAGGCGGTAGTCTTCCTATCTTTCTATTCCATCGGCACTTGCGATATGGAGTATTTCGGCTCCTGCGACTCCGGCGAAGCATTCTACGGGTTTCTACTTTAGCTTTTACGTAGGTCAATGCATCTGCCTGAATATTTAGGTACGTGTGCTTTTTAGAGCACACGCTAAAGCCTTCCTTTTTACTACCTGTGTCTATACCGATGGCTATATCTTGTTTATTGTCTTGCACATCTACGTTTAGTCGAATACAGAAAATGCCGTGACTCCAGAATGGAGTAGCAGATTTAGAGCATATAAGCCTCCTTGCTCTTTGGGGCGTTGTTGGCATTGCCGGAATGCCTTGGTTGTTTATTGTTGGTACGAACATGTTTACTCCTAAACAAGTGTCCGTTTTTTCGGTGCGGTAAGCCAAGAACGGACAAACTCGTGTATGCACCCCATCGACACTGGCCAACGAAGGGAAGCAGGACTTGAGGAGCATCCTGCATATTCTTCGGACTACCACGTCCAGTTGGCTAGCTTGATTTCACCGTGAAATCATGCGTCTAATCAGTGGTTTAATCCATCCTCCAGAAGTGGTTAGTTCCTTTCAGACAGACCCATAACTTTAGTCGTGGGTTACTGATATTGCGATTGTTATTTTTCGTTCGCTCATTTATTTTCTTTCAGTCTATTAGATATTTTATTCGCAACTTTTATTGACTCTTCAATACATCGGTCAATGTTGCTATAACTCCATTTTCCCCATCTTCCTATGGAATACAGTCCTTCATTGGCAAGAGTATTTAGAGCTATCTTTATGTATTCATGTCCACCAATGGCCTCAACTGGATATGTCATTGTGGCAGAATGATAGTCCAAAACTTCAAAGTCAATGTCATCAACCGTGAACTTGGGTTTTCCACATTTCCTAAAAGTGCCGAATGGGGCATTTACTACAACTAAGTCATGGTTATCATGAGTAAGATAGGCTACGCCGTCTATTTTGTGGAAAAAGTATTTTGAATCTGGAACATACGTCCATGTTCGACCTGCGTGTTTCTTATACCATTCAGACTTGCAGACAACAAAATCTGTGCCATGATACATAAAATAGTTAGGATTTAGTTCCATTCCAACAAGATGGGCAAACTTTATTAGAGGAGAAGTATTTACAATATATTTGCATCGGAAGGTGCCAATATTAGTAGTAACTATATAACCATGGTCTACTTCAATAGATATGACTTCGACACCATTATTGATTGGGAATAAACTCGCACTCGTATTAGAAGTACTTATAGCCACTAAGACGCCTTCAATGCCTCCAACTTTAGGATACATGAACTGGTTATGGTCCATGTTTTTATCAGCTTGGCCACCAAGTTTGTTTGCCAGTCTAATGTTTTCAATATCTTGAACTGGCACCTTTGAAGGATGAATCCACGAAGTGCCTATTTTATTTATATCGCACTCCCATATTTTAGTATTATATGGTTTGTGATATGTTTCATATGCGGTGCGTCCAAACACGGACAATAAATAACCTCCGAGGTCATCGTGTTTAGCCTCACCCATCCCCATTTCACTAATACAGTTATCTACAAATTCTTGCCCAAACTCGAACATGTTGTTTTCAAATGGATATGAAATCATTCTATCGAAGCCGTTTACGTTCATAAAAAT